AAAGAATGTTAACTATTTTTGAAACTTCAGCAGAAACTGATGAACCAATTTCAATAAGTAAAGTTCCTAAAACTCAAACATTTACTGTCATAGTTTCATCTGATAATGGAGAACAAGTTTTTAGATGGGTTGGAGTTCCAAAAGATCTTGCTATGACATCCATTTCGGAACTTACAAAAGCCCTTGCGTAAAACCGAATAAATTTATACGGGGTTCAACACCCCTATTTTTTTATTATCTTGTATAATTAGTAGTGGATGCCGAAAGGGTCCACAAAACACAAACTCGCTTTTAAAGGAGCTACTATAATGACTAACCTCATGCGGTATAATTCGTCAGATCTTCCATTATTGATGAAAAGGATTAATGAGTATAGTATTGGAGTGGATGATTACTTAGACAAAGTTTTTTCCCATTTCAATGAAACTAACCCAAATTATCCGCCATACAACCTTGTTCAGATAAGTAATGTAGAATCTCATCTTGAAATTGCTCTCGCCGGGTTTAAAAAGGAGGAAGTTCATGCGTTCACAGAGTATGGAAAACTTTTTGTCGAAGGGCAAAAGTCCGATTCAGAATCGGACAGGACGTTTATCCACAAGGGTTTGGCTCAAAGAAGTTTTAAACGAGCATGGACCTTATCTGACGACACCGAAGTATCAAGGGTCACCTTTGAAGACGGACTCCTCAGAATCGAACTAAAAAAGATCGTTCCAGAGCACCACCAAAGAAAAGATTATCTTTAAACCAAAACATTTGAGTATCGATCAGTAGCAGTAGTTACAGACTTTTGTATCACTATGATACATAATGAATATATAATATGTGCTTTGGAGGACGGACTATGAACTACACCGCCACTACCCTAGTATTTGGAACACTGATGACTCTTTTTATTGGTGTACCTATCGCAAATACGATACCATAATACTTGTTGAAAAATGGAAATCTTAGCAACACTCACAATCTTTTCTACTGTAATGGGAAGAGCATTCTTCATCACACCTAAAAAGTAAATAAATATAACTGAATATCGTCGGCGCAGACGGGGAGGTAACTGGCAAAATCCAGTTGACACCTCCCTTTTTTATGTTAAAATTTATAGGTAGTTAAAGTTTGGAAATTTATGATTAAACTCATTAAACTAAAATCTGGAGAAGATTTGATTGGTGATATTGATGAAATGGTTATTGAGAATAAGCCGGTAGGATATTTTCTTACTAGACCATGTATTGTAAACGTTCTAGAAACTGAAAATGATCCAAAAAATCGTAATGGTTACCGTGTAGAACTTTTCTCTTGGATTCCACTTTCAAAAGAAGAAAAAATTCCAATTCCGATTGATTGGGTTGTGACAATCACCAATCCAGTAGATACTCTCCTTGAAATGTACAAAAAAGATATTTTTGATAAAGATAGAAATGGCGAAAATAATTAGTCTTATTAATAATACGGTTTTAATTTCTGAAATAGAAGAAGTTGGTTCTGACATTGGACAACCAGATTGCAAACTTGTCAATCCGTTTGTAATCAATGTTTTGAGTGATATTGTAACTTTGGAACCTTTTATGATAGATTTTACTAATCAAAAATCTTTCATGATTCATTCGGATAAGATTTTTACTATTGCTGACCCTTCAGAAAAAGTCTTAGAAAAATACAATAAAATTGCTAAGGATTAAAACTTATCCTAAATCAAGTTTCTAAAAATCATACACCTGAAAATTGACAATGAAATTTTATACAAATGTTCAAATGATTGGAAATAGATTTCTGGTCAGGGGATATGATAATGGAGAACATGTAATGTTTAAAGAGGAGTATTATCCTACTCTTTTTGTGAAATCATCTAAAAAAACAAAATATAAAACTCTAGAAGGTGAATATGTTGGTGAAGTAAAACCAGGAACTGTTCGCGAATGTCGAGAGTTTTACAAAAAGTACGATGGTGTTGATGGGTTTAAAATTTATGGCAATGATAGGTACGTATATCAATATATTTCTGATAAGTATCCTGAAGATGAAATTAAGTTTGACATCACCAAAATTAAACTATTAACACTTGATATTGAGGTTGCATCTGAGAATGGATTTCCAGATCCCAAAAAATCAGAAGAAGAAATTCTTCTGATTACAATTCAAGATTATACCACAAAAGAGATTATTACTTGGGGTGTAAATCCGTTTGTAAATAAACAGAAGAATGTCAAATATATTCTTTGCAATTCAGAATATCATCTTCTAAGTTCCTTCTTAGAGTATTGGCAGGCAAATACTCCAGAAGTGATTACCGGATGGAACATTCAGTTTTATGATGTTCCTTACATTTGTGGAAGACTTTATAAAATTCTTGGAGAAAAACTTATGAAACGTTTTTCTCCTTGGGGTCTAGTGAGTGAAGATAAAGCTTTTGTAAATAATCGAGAGCAGATTTATTATGATGTTGGTGGAATCACTCAACTTGATTATCTAGACCTTTATAAAAAGTTTACTTATTCTGCGCAAGAATCATACCGACTGGATCATATTGCAAGTGTAGAACTTGGACAGAAGAAACTTGATCACTCCGAGTTTGATACATTTAAGGATTTTTACACTCGTGGATGGCAAAAATTTGTAGAGTATAACATCGTTGACGTAGAACTTGTTGACCGTTTGGAAGACAAAATGAAACTCATCGAACTTGCAATTACGATGGCATTTGATGCCAAAGTAAACTTTGGAGATGTTTTCTATCAGGTAAGAATGTGGGACACCATCATTTACAACTATCTTAAGAAGAGGGATATCGTTATTCCTCCAAAAGATAGAACTGAAAAAGATGCAAAGTATGCTGGAGCACACGTTAAAGAACCAATTCCAGGAGTTTATGATTGGATTGTGAACTTTGACTTAAATTCACTGTATCCCCATTTGATTATGCAATCAAATATCAGTCCAGAAACTTTGATGGATGAAAGATGTCCAAATGTTTCCGTCGATAAAATTCTTGAAAAGAAAGTATCTTTAGAAGAATATAAAGATTATGCCATTTGTCCGAATGGTACTATGTACCGAAAGGATGTTAGAGGTATTCTTCCCGAACTTATGGATAAGATGTATGGTGACCGAGTAATCTTTAAAAAGAAAATGATTGCTGCGAAACAGCAATATCAAATCACACCAACTAAAGAGTTGGAGAAAGAGATTGCTCGATGCAATAACATTCAGATGGCAAAGAAGATTTCTCTTAATTCTGCTTATGGTGCTGTAGGTAATCAGTATTTTCGATATTACAAATTAGAAAATGCTGAGGCAATTACATTATCTGGTCAGGTTGCCATTCGATGGATTGAGGCTAAATTGAATGTTTATTTAAACAAACTTTTAAAGACTGATGGTATTGATTATGTTATTTACGCTGATACTGATTCTATCTATCTTCATATGGGTCCTTTGGTTGAAGTTATATTCAAGGGAAGAGAAAAGACTACTGAAAGTATTGTCAACTTCCTTGATAAGGTCGCTAAGATGGAACTTGAAAAATATATTGAGAGTTCTTACAAAGAATTGGCGGAATACCTAAATTCTTACGATCAGAAAATGCAAATGAAGCGGGAAAACATTGCTGACCGTGGAATTTGGACTGCTAAGAAAAGGTACATTCTCAATGTTTGGGATAGTGAAGGTGTTAGATACTCTGAACCAAAACTTAAAATTATGGGCATTGAGGCAGTTAAATCTTCAACACCAGCGCCGTGTCGAGGTATGATTAAAGATGCTCTTAAGTTGATGATGAATGGAACTGAGGGTGATGTTATTGAATTTATTGAAGATGCTCGCAAAAAATTTAAGAGTCTTTCTCCAGAAGAAATATCATTTCCAAGGAGTGTCTCCGACGTAAAAAAATATCACTCTTCTTCCACGATTTATGCAAAAGGTACACCAATTCATGTGAGGGGTGCATTGCTCTTTAATTTTTATATTGAAAAGAATAATCTTACAAATAAATACTCTTTGATTCAAAATGGTGAAAAGATTAAATTTTGCTATTTGAAGAAACCAAATCTCATTCATCAGAATGTCATTTCTTTCATTCAGGACTTTCCTAAAGAATTGGGAATTGACAAGTACGTTGATTATGACCTACAATTTGAAAAGGCATTCTTAGAACCATTGAAAACCATTTTGGATTCAATTGGTTGGAAGATTGAGAAAACTGCAACTCTAGAATCGTTTTTTTGCTAATGGATTTTTTAAAAGATATTGTAAAAGAGATTGGTGACGATTACACCAAACTCGCAGCGGACATTGATGAGACTGAAACTTATGTTGACACAGGTTCGTACATTTTTAATGCACTGGTTTCAGGTAGTGTATTTGGCGGTGTATCTGGGAATAAGATTACTGCTATTGCTGGAGAGTCTTCTACTGGAAAGACTTTCTTCAGTCTCGCCGTTGTTAAGAATTTTCTTGATTCCAATCCCGATGGTTATTGTCTCTATTTTGAT